TCTTTCACTGAAAATCGCGCTGGTATGCTCCAGATTGCGAATACTGACTCCGGCATCAGCACGACTTCGCCCGCCGGGGTTGTTACGACTATCCCGACCCCGCCGGGTACGCTCGGCATGGTGGCGCGGGCTTTTGACCCGACCTACGGCGAAGGCGAGTTCATTCTGCTTGTTGGCGTTGCCAGCACTGTGGTTGGCTCGCTTGTGACCTACAACGCGACGACCTACCAGACCACCCTGTCGGCCAATACGGCCAACCAGGCGACCCCGGTGGCCGTTGCAATGTCGGCCAACACCGCCGGTCTGTTCGGCTGGTATCAGATTGGCGGCCTCGCGGTTGTCAAGAAGACTGCCGTTGCCGTCAACGCCCAGGTTCCCGTTTACCAGTCTGCCACTGTGGGCCGCGTTATGCCTACGGCTGCTTCTGGCAAGCAGGTTCTGGGTGCGCGTTCCGCTAACCTTGCCACTGTGGCCTCGACTGTTTCGACTGTTATCGTGTCGATCAATCGTCCGCATCTGCAGGGTGCCACTGCCTAATGATCGTACCGTCTAACCTGGACGATACGATTCCCGTTGTGTGCAACACGGAGGATCACGAGATTTTCGGCAACATAACTGCTGCCGTTGCTCGTGATCTTCCGTGGTTGCAGCTTTCTGAGCCGCACGACGGGGTAGCTGTGATTGTGGGGGGCGGGCCTTCTATGAAGCCCCTGCTCCCCATGATTGCCGGTCACAAGGCGGCTGGACAGGCAATTTTTGCCGTAAATGGCACAATTCCGACCCTAGCCAGCGTTGATGTGACCCCGGACTATTTTGTGCTTTTGGACGCCAGAAGCCACAATAAGGGCTTTGTTCACCCGAATAAGGCCACCAAGTACCTGATCGCGTCCCAATGCAGCCAGGGCGTTTTTGACGCCCTAGACGGCCATGATGTCACCCTGTGGCACCCGGCCTACCCCGGCATTCAGGACTATATTGGTGACCGCCTGTGCGCCTTGATTGGCGGCGGTACCACTGTGGGCCTCCAAGCCATGAGCATCGCCTTTGCCATGGGTTATCGGAATATTCACCTGTACGGCTTTGATTCCAGCTATTCCAAGGCTGGCGACGGCCATGCCTATGAGCAAGCGGCCAATGCTGCCGACCCGCGCGAAAGCTATTGGGTGGGCGGCAAGGAATACATCTCGACCCCTTGGATGGCCCGCCAAGCCATGGAGTTTCAGACCGCCGCCCAGCAGCTTGCGGACGAAGACGCGGTTATCCAGGTCCACGGCCACGGGCTGCTTCCGGCCATCGCCAAAGCCATGTCTGAGCCGCCCCCGGCCATGTCAGAAGTCCAGAAATACGAAGCCATGTGGCAGACCCCGCTTTACCGGGAAGTCGCCCCCGGCGAGTCGTTTGCGGAGCATTTTATCGAAATTGCCGACCCCAGGCTGACGGATGTGATCGTTGATTTTGGCTGCGGCACGGGCAGGGGCGGCAAGAAAATTGCCGATCTGACTCGCTGCGAAGTGCAACTCGTTGATTTTGCTGATAATTGTCGGGACGAAGGCAATAATCTGCCCTTTACGGTGGCCGACCTGACCAAGCCTATCGGCGTCAGCGGCAATATTGGCTACTGCACGGACGTTATGGAGCATATCCCGCCGGGGGATGTGCCTGATGTTATTCAAAATATTATGGATTGCGTTGATAGCTGCTATTTCAAAATAGCCCTATTTGACGATAGTATGGGAAAGCTGATCGGTCACCCGCTTCATCTATCCGTGTTTCCTAGCGAATGGTGGCAAGAGAAATTTTCCGCTTATCACATTGAGTACGAGCATTCGGATAATGGCGATGCCTGTCCGTATGCCACGTTTTACGTTCAAAACCCTAAATAAAGGACCAAATCATGGCTATTCCTTCACGCATCCTGGCCTCTGGCAATTCCCCGCTGGCGACCATTTCCATCGCTGGCGACGGCGCGACTGGTCTTGTTGCGGTTGGCACCAATCAGGCGACTGCTCTGCAGCTTTCGGCTGTTTTTAATGCCATTACCACATCGTCAGCCTCTACTGGATTGAAGCTGCCGCCCTGCGAAGCTGGCGCGGTTGTCTTTATCTATAATCTGAGCGGTCAGACGCTGCAGATTTACACCAACGAAACCAGCGGCGTCACCATGAATGCCGCCGTTGCTGGCTCGACTGGTGTTGCTCTGGGCAATACCAAGACTGCAATCTGCTTTGGCACTTCCGCCACCACCTGGGCTGTTACTGCGGCCCTGTCTTCCACATAAGGAGTAATTTATGCCTTTGGATAGCGATATCTCTAACGCCGATTCTCACCTGCACGTTGAGTTCTATGTGCATGATAAGGCTCCATTTAAGGATGTGCCTTTTGTGAGGATCATGGTGCCTGGCGATAAGACTAACATCATTGAGCAGCCCGTTCGGGAATATCACAAGGAACGGTTTATTCGTCAGTGGCTTTATTTCCAGTCCAAGAACGACGACGGCCAGATTATCGGCACAAAGTTGACCGATTGGAACAATGACGCCCCCAATGATCTCAATGACCACCAGATGGCAGAATTGCAGATTCTGAAGTTCCAGACCGTCGAGCAGGTTGCGACGGCTACGGACGCCCAATTGCAGCGTATTGGCATGGGTGCCGTCGGACTTCGCGAGCGCGCAAGGGATTACCTTACGCAGAAGAATCATTCCGAAAGTAGTTCTGAATTGGCAAAGACCCGTAGCGAATTGGATGAGCTGAAAGCCCAAATGGCTTTGCTCATGTCCCAGCGCAAGCCGGGTCGGCCACGCAAGGAAGATGTAGATGTCCAGTACGACGATGCTTCAGTTGGTGCAGCAGGTCACCAATGAACTAGGCGTCCCTACACCGACAACGGTTGCGGGAAATACGAACCAAGACGTTATCCAGATTCTTGCGTTGATGAACGCTTCTGGGTACGAATTGCTGCGTAAGGCCGATTGGCGCGAACTTACCATTCCGTACAGCTTCTTTACGGAATATGTGACTACAACGGGCGACTACACGACTACCGCGCTGACCATTACCAACATCCCGTCCACGGCTGGGTTGGACACGACTTATATGGTCGTTGGCACTGGCTTTCCCAATGCCACGTTCATCACCAGCGTGGATTCTGGTACGCAGGTCACAGTCTCGGCTTACTCGACCAGCGCCGTTACCGCTGGCACGATCTATTTCCAGAAGGTCAAGTACGACCTGCCGTCTGACTATGACAGCATCGTGCCGCGTACACAGTGGGACAAGAGCAAGCATTGGGAAATGCTTGGCCCGGAAAGCGCCCAGCAGTGGGAATGGCTTCTCAGCGGCTTTATTAGCACCGGCCCGCGTATCCGTTGGCGCTTGTTGGGTAGCTATTTCCAAATTTGGCCGGGTTATTCAAACAATGAAAATCTGGGCTTTGAGTACCGTAGCAAGGGTTGGGCGAAGGCAGCCAATGGCGATGTGAAGAATAGCTTCACGGTTGACACTGATACCTGCATTTACCCTGACCGCGTTATGGTCCTGTCCACGAAACTTAAGTACTTCCAAGCCAAGGGCTTCGACACAACTGCGCTCTACCGCGACTACATGGTTGAATTTGACACTTCCGTAGCCCAAGACACATCGTCGGCTAATCTGTCATTCGCCCCGCGCCCAGGTTCCGTGCTGATCGGATGGGACAATATCCCGGATAGCGGTTATGGCAATTAGCACACGCGCCATGGTCCAAGGTACAGCGGCTCAAGTGCAGTCGCTGCCTGCCCCGTTGGGCGGTTGGAACGCGCGTGACAGCCTTGCCAACATGGAGCCTACAGACGCAGTAACGCTCATCAATATGTTCCCGACAGTCAGCAGCCTGACTATGCGGGGCGGCTATTTCAAACACGCCACTGGCCTTGATGGCAAAGCCCAGACCATCATGGTCTACAACGGCGGCGCAACGTCAAAGATGTTTGCCGTCACTAGTACGGGCAAAATTTATGATGTGACTGCAACGGGGGCTGTTGGCTCCCCGGTTGTCACTGGCTTGACCAACGGTATCTGGGAATACATCAACATCACTACGGCTGGCGGCAGCTACATTATGGCCGTTAATGGCGTTGATGACGCCCTGCTATACAATGGCACCACTTGGTCAAACCCGACCATTACGGGCGTGACCGACAACAATCTGTCCAATATCACGCTGTTCAAGAACCGTGTTTGGTTTATTGAGAAAAACACGCTGAAAGCCTGGTATTTGCCAACTAGCTCAATTGGCGGCGCGGCTCAATATATCGACATGAGTTCTATTTGCCGCCTTGGTGGTCGCTTAGTTGATCTGGACACTTGGACGCTTGACGCTGGCTATGGTGTTGATGACAACATTGCCTTTATTACCAGCGAAGGCGAAATTGTTGTCTTTCGCGGCACCGACCCGGCCAGCGCGGCCACATGGTCCCTGATTGGCGTTTGGAACATGGGATCGCCAGTTAGCGCCCGTTCCATGCTCAAATGGGGCGGCGACCTGTTGGTACTGACATATGACGGCTTGATGCCCTTTGCCGCATCGCTGCAATCCAGCCGCCTAGACCCCCGTGTTGCCCTGTCTGACAAGATACAGGGCGCGATTACGGCGGCGACAACCCAATATGGCGGAAGCCACGCTGATGTCGGATGGCAGATTTATGCCACTGCCAAGTTTAACGCTGTCTGGATCAACGTCCCAGTGGCTGACGGCCAGCAGCAGCAGTACGTTATGAACACCATCACAAAGTCTTGGTGCCAATTTATAGGCTGGGCAGCATATTGCTGGGAAACGCTTGGCGAAGAGCCTTATTTTGGCTCAGATGGCTATGTCGGCCATGCCTGGGATGATGCGTACATAGATGACACCAGCAATATCACAACAACCACGCTCCAGGCGTTCAACTATCTAGGCGCTCGCGGCGTCAAGAAGTATTTTACCCGCGCCAGGCCAAGCATCTTCAGCAATGGCAATCCGACCATTGGCATGGGCATGAATATTGACTTCGATACGTCCGATACCACGGCCCCTGTAACATTTACAGGCTCGTCCTACGGCATCTGGGATGCGGCGACAAGCACTTGGGACACGGCCCTGTGGGGCGCTGACTTGGCGATCCAGAACACATGGCTGGGCATTACGGGCATCGGCTATTGTGGCGGTCTACAGATGAAGACGGCGAGCAGCGGCATCCAGATACAATGGGCTTCAACAGATGTGGTGTATCAAACCGGATGGGCGGGCGTATAGTTAGCGGGCCGCACATCGGAAGATGGGTGGCTGAGAAAATTAATGGCGTCTATCACGAAGGTGATACCGCTATTGGATTAGTAAAAGACGGCAAGATTATTGCGGGAGTATTGTACGAGAACTGGAATGGCCGATCAATTATGGCTCACATGGGCATCGAAGGGCGTTTGACGCCAGCCTATCTTGGAGCGGTTTTTGACTACGCCTACAACGTTTGCAATGTCGATAAGGTGATATTGCCAGTCGGAAGTACAAACGCAAAGAGTATGAAATTGGTTGAAAAAATGGGGTTTGCGGAAGAAGGCAGAATAGCCGACGCAAGCCCCGAAGGTGACATAGTAATTTATACGCTTAAAAAAGCGTATTGCAGGTTTTTAGGAGATCGTTATGGGAAAAAGTTCAGCACCGCCGCCGCCCGCAGCGCCTAATTACGCTGCCGCAGCTACTGCTCAGGGTGCGGCCAATGTTGATGCCGCGCGCCAGTCCGCAGTTCTCAGCAACCCTAATATCATCAGCCCGTATGGCAATCAGACGGTTACATATAACCAGTCTAAAAAGGTAGATCAGGCTGGCTATGACCAGGCCATGCAGAACTATCAAAACCAGCAGGGCCAGCGGGACGAGTATGGCAATGCCATAGATCAAGGCGCGGCACCTGATATTTCACAGTTTACGACGGCTGGCGATATGCAGCCTACCGTCACCCAGACGCTGACGCCTGAAGCGCAGAGAACGCTTGAATCTCAGCAGCGCGTTCAGCGCAGCCTTGCCGATCTAGGCCAGCAGGGCATTACGACTGCCCAGAACGTCATGGGTACGCCTTTCCAATACAGAGGCCCTGAAATCCAGACTTCTCTTGGCCAGCAGATGCCGGTCAATTATGGACCTGCCATGGGCCAGTACGGCATGGCTGGTAGCGTTGCCCCCGGCGCGTATGGTCAGGCTGGGAGCGTTGGGGCTGGTCAGTATGGCATGGCGCAGGGCGTGGACGCCGGGGCTTATGGTCAGGCGCAGGGCGTCAATGCCGACCAGTACGGCAATCTAAGGACCGGCGCGGATATGTCCGGGGTGGCTAGAATGCCGGTCAATGCGGGCATGACAGGTCAACAGGCCATTATGAACCGCCTCCAGCCGCAGCTTGCCCAGCAGTCTGCCGCTACTGCCCAGCAGCTTGCCAATCAGGGCATCACGCCGGGGTCTGAGGCGTGGAACAACGCCATGCGCGAGCAGCAGCAGGGTCAAAACGACCTGCTTAGTCAGGCTGCCTTGCAGGGCATTGGCCTTGACATGAGCGCCAACCAGCAGGGCTACGGTCAGGCTATGGGTCAGGCTGGGCTGTATAATGCCGCTCTGGGTCAGGGCTTTGGTCAGGCCGCCCAAGCGCGGCAGATGGGCAATCAGGCTATCGGCCAGAACTTTGGGCAGGGCTTACAGGCCAACCAAGCTCGCAATCAGGCCATTGCCCAGAACTATGGGCAGGGCATGAGTTCCCAGCAGCTTCTGAACCAAGCTATCGGCCAGAATTACGGCCAAGCCATGAGTTCGCAGAACCAAGCCAATGCCGCAATGGGCCAGAATTACGGTCAGGCCGGGGCTTCGGCTGGGTTGTATAATCAGGCTGCCGCCCAGCAGTTTAACCAGAACCTTGGCGCGGCCCAGTTCGGAAATACGGCTGCTCAGCAAGCCCTTGCTCAACAGCTTGGCTTGTATAACCAGCCCCTGAACCAGATCAGCGCCCTAATGAGCGGGTCGCAGATACAAGCCCCGCAGTTCCAGTCATACGCCGGCCAGAACATTCAGGCTGCGCCCGTCTTCCAAGGCGTCCAACAGCAGGGTCAGGCCGCGATGGATCAATACGGTATCCAGGCTAATCAGGCGGCGGCTAACAATCAGGGCATGATGGGTATGCTCGGCAGCGTTGCCGGTGCGGCAGGTATGGCGTTCTGATGCTAGGATTGGCTTTCTCAGGCGGTAAAGACTCGCTGGCTTGCTGGTATATGTACCGCGAGCAGCAGCCTGTCGTTCTGTGGGTCAATACCGGCAAGGCTTACCCGGAAACCATTGCAATCGTTAACGAAATAAAGGCAGAAGCCAAAGAATTCATTGAAATACCGTCTGACCAGCAAGCCCAGATTGAGCGGACTGGCATCCCGTCTGATGTCGTTCCCGTCGATTGGACGGTGTTTGGTATGACCATGACTGGTCCTAAGCCGGTCAAAATCCAGACATATTTTAGCTGCTGCCATGAGAATATAGCCGTTCCGCTGCTCAAGGCGGCTAAAGACCGTGGGATTACCAGCCTGGTGCGCGGCCAGCGGCTAGACGAAGACCATAAATCTACTGCTGTGGACGGCTCAATTGTCGATGGCATTACCTTCGTCCAGCCCTTGGAAACATGGACGGCGGAGCAGGTCTTCGCGTTCATCCTCCAGCACCGGGCCGCTTTACCTGACCACTATGCCATCAAGCACACGAGCCTAGATTGCTATGATTGCACCGCCTATTTGGGCCAGTCGGCTGACCGTGTGGCTTGGACAAAGCTGAAATACCCTGAATTTTATGCTAAATATGCAGTCAACATGGCCGATTTGAAGTCGGCGCTGGCTCCATCTATGAAGATATTGGAGGCTTTCAATGGCTGAACCTGACGAAAAGCCTTGGTGGGAAAGCATTAAGACATCCCTGACCGCCCCATCCACGCCGGAAGACCAAGCTAAGGCCATGAAATTGGCCGCTTTGCTTCAGGCCCAGGGCGACAGTGGTTTGGAAACCACCGCCTATAAGGGCATCCACGCCATGCCTTCGGCGGCGGCAGGCTTTGGAAACGCGCTCCTGAAGGGCGTTTCTGGCTATATGTCTAATAGACCTGACCCGCTTGCCGCTGTTGCATCGACCCCAATGATTAAGATTCCGGGTAACTAAAATGGCTGAAGAATCATATTTCAATCAATATGTTGTCAATCCTATCCAGAACGCATTCACTAGCCTGACCAAGGGTGAAGACCTGTCAGGCTTGCCGTATGAGGCTCAGGCGGCGGCCATTGCCAAGCGGCAGAAGCTGGCCGAATTGTTGATGCAGCAGGGCCAGCAGCAGCCCGAAGTCCTGACCTATAAGGGCATCGCAGCCCAGCCTTCCGTTGCCGGTGGCTTAGGCAAGGCGCTCAGTCAGTTTATGGGCGCGTATATGGGCGGTAAGGCTGATGAAGCCTTGACCGCTGCTAAGGCTAAGGAAACCAAGGACGTTAGCGACATATTTGCTAGCTTGGCTGATAAGCCTGACGTTAAGACGGAAGGCTATTATCTCCCGTCAGAACAACCTAGCAAAACCATGCCTATTGGTATGCCGCGCGGGGCTACATCCTTTATGCCGGAAGGCGAGGCAAGCAACATGGGAGCATATGTCCCAGGTACGTTTACGCCTGGGCAGAAACTTAGCAGGTCGGAAAAGACCAATCGCATTATGGCTGCTATGGCAACGCACCCCAGCATGGCGGCAATTGCGCCTATGTATATGCAGAATATGCAAAATGAAGTGGAAGATACGCGGTATTTGACCACCCAAGAACGGTTAAACAGACAAGAAGCTTTCGAGGCAAAGAAGCGCGATGAAGATGTGGAATATCGCACCGAACGCGCAAAAGAAGCCGACAGGGTTGCTAGAGAAGAAGCTGCTGCTAGGCGGCAAGCCCACGCGGATTCTGTTGCACTTCGTCAGGTTACGGCTGCCGGACCGTCAAAGGCTTACACAGTTACAGGCAAAGATGGCAAGACCACCAACTTTTTTGGCACTAACGCAGAGGCCCGCGCCCTTTCTTTGCAAGGAAACAGAGTTGTTGAAGGCGGCGTAGTGCCGAAGGCGCTTCCCACAAGGGTGGCCGGTGAATTGGCCGACAAAGCCTCGGCTTATGATGTAACAAAATCCTTGAAAGACGATTTTAAGCCGGAATACACAAAATTGGGCGTTGCTGGTTTTGGCGGTGATTACGTTTTGGCCCAGAAAAAGAAATACAGCGAAAATGATCCAGCAGTTCAGTGGTGGAATGCTTACAACACAAAGGCTGGGCAAATACGTAATAAATTGTATGGCGCATCTCTTACGCCGTCCGAAATTGAAGAATGGTTTAAAATTGCAGTAAACCCCAATATGGACGCAACCACGATACAGGCCAACCTTGAGCGGCAGCGCCAGTTGGAAGAAAATGCTATGAATAGAGCAGTTAACAATCAAATGAGTTCTGGATATTCAAGGGAAAGTATTGAAGGAAGCACTGGTTACCCGGCTGATTATTACAAATTTAACAAACCGCGAGCGGTAATTCCCGATAAGCCAGTGGACAACTCGGAAGCTGGTAAAAGAGCGCGGCTCGCTGCGGCAAACGCAGCTTTAGCGGCGGGAGCAAACTAATGGCTTGGACAGCAGCGGACGAAGCTGAATTACTGGCAGCCGAAGCCAAGGTGGCACAGCTACCCAAGGCCAAAAACCCAGAACTTTCCCTTGGCGAGTCAGCAATGGCTGGCCTTAAAAAACTGCCGGGACAAGCCCTTGGCGCTGCCGTTGATGTTGCCAAAGCTGTGCCTAGTATGGCTTGGGAAGTTATGAAGCCTGATTTCTTACGCACGGACGAAGAAAACAAACAACAGGCACAAAATTTTCAAAACATTCTTTCTGGCGTGAAAAATATTGGGCTTGGCGCGGTTCAGCAAGTCCGAAATCTTTCGCCTGAACAGTATCGCGGCAGCGCCCCGGCGTATGACACATCAGCCATCCAAGCCGTTGAAAACGCTTTGTATGACCGCTACGGCAATTACCGCAATATCAAGAATACAATGGCTACTGATCCAGGCGGTATGGCGCTCGATGTAGGTTCAATCGTCGCCCCAGCGTTGGGAACGGTTGGTAAATTGGGCCGAACGGGCGAAATGGTTGCTACGGCTGGCCGCGCTATCAACCCCGTGACATTGCCTCAGAAAACTGCTGCGCTGCTTGGAAAAGTAGGGGGGTTTGTTAACCGCAAGGCTGTTGAACCCAGTGTTTCTAATGCCCTTGGGTTCACAACTGGTGCCGAAGCCGGGTCTATCCGCGAAGCTGCCAAGGCTGGCTATGGGTCAGTTGTAGGCGGTGAAGAAGCCGCTTCTGCCGCCAAGGCGTTTCAAGACCAGTTAAGGATTGATTTTAAGGCCGGAGCAAGCCCGCGCGATGCGCTTGATTTGGCACAGGACGCCCTTGCTAATGCCAGGGCGGCAAAAACGGCTGAATATAAAGCTGGGATTGCCAAAGCAATTGGCGGAAAAACCGAAGCCCTTGATTTCGACCCCATTGATTCAGCTATTAAAAAATCTTCTGAAGTTGGCTCTTTTGAAGGTAAAACAATTTCCGGCAGTGCTGAAAAGGTAAAGGAAGCTATTCAAAGCGTTGTTGATGATTGGCGTCAATCTGACCCAAGTAAGTTCCATACCGCAGAAGGTTTGGACGCACTTAAAAAGAAGATTGGCAATCTTGCTTATGAAGAAGACTTGTCTGCTCTGACAAAGCCTGGTTCGCCTGGGTCAAAAATTGTTGGCAATGTTTATAATGCCGTAAAACAGCAAATTGTCGATAAATACCCAGAATACGCTAAAGTTATGAAAGACTTTATGGAGGCAGACGATCTCTATAACGATGTTCAAAGGACTTTTTCCCTTGGCGACAAAGCAAGTTCTGATACTGCTATAAGGAAATTGCAGTCTATTTTGCGGAACAACGTATCTAGTAATCAGTCTGCTCGGCCCGCTTTAGCTCAATATATCATTGATAATGGCGCTAAGAATCTTTTGCCCACCCTAGCTGGTCAGTCTTTAAGCGCACCACTGCCGCGTGGAATGGCTAGAGCGGTCACGGGCGGCCTTGGCGGAGTGGCGGCTCTTTTTGCCCCTTCCACTTTAGCTGGTCTTGCCCTTGCATCACCGCGTCTGGTTGGCGAAGGCGCATATTATGCTGGCAAGGCTGCTGGGGTAGGCAGAAAAGCGATTGACGCTACACGGGCGGCAAAATTGGCTGAATTGCTTAAGAACAACGCAAACGCGGTTAATGTTTCAACGCTGGCAGCCGGGCAAGCCACCCGCCCCAACTACGAAGACTTCACCCCATGACCCGCCCCGCATCACACAAATTTAAGGAGTAATCACATTGAGCTACAACGGCAGCGGCGTTTTTCAGATAAATTCTAGTGGCCAGCCAGTGGTCACTGGCACGGTCATCTCATCCACGGCGTTTAACGCGCTCACGGCGGACCTGGCTACGGGCTTGTCCACGGCGATCACGAAGGACGGGCAGACGACGACCACGGCCCGCGTCCCCTTCGCGCAGGGCATTAGCTCCACGCTAACGACTGACGCGACTTCAGCCACTACCGGCTCGATCATCACGGCGGGCGGTATATCCACGCAGAAGGCTCTGTGGGTGGGGACGACGAGCAGGCACGTTGGCGCAACGCAGTTTGATGCGGCTATTACCTACGGCGGCGTCACTTTGAGCAATGCAGTGACCGGCACAGGCAATATGGTGCTGAGCGCAAGCCCGACACTGACTGGCACCGTCAACACCCAAAACGTCCAGCCCACCGCAGACGCTACGCATAACATCGGCGGCGCAAGTAATCGGTATGCTGGTGCTTTTGCGGGTCATCTTTCCGATGGCTCACAAGCCGCTGGGGAAATGGTCGGATCAGGCGGAACAACTATGCGCCTTGCAAATGGCTCTGGCTGGACTGGGATTAGTACGACAAAATCTCTCGGCATCGGCATGACGCCGAGCAACGTGCTGGATATTACGCAGAACCAGAATGGCAATTCCGTTGTCGCTATCTTGAACAGTGATGG